CTCCATCTTGATCTTGTTCTTGTAAATGTGCAAATTTTGATTCTATTTCTTTTAAAAATGATTTCATTTGTTTACCTGCTTTAATTCTTTTATTAAATCAAAATATCTAAGTATTGATAAAATATGTGATTCATTAACTACTTTTATTGTTTTTACATTACAAAGCATTTCAGATAATTTATCTACTTTAATTTTTGTAACAGGATCACTTATTTTAGATACTTGTTCTTTTAATTGTTTTTTAATATTTGGTAATATACTTTCTAAATATAATTTTAATGATTCAGTATCATTAACATGTACAATATATTTATTTAATATATTTTTTTGATTTTCATCTAATGTTGAATATTTTTTATTAAATTTATCGACTAATAATTTATATGCTAATAATCTAACATCTTTATCATGATTTTTATATTTTTCTAAAACTATATTTTTTTTCTTTGATACATCTTTACTAGTACTCATATGTTCAACAATAACATTTTTACATTCTAATATTTCTTTAGGATTATCTGAATCATTATATTCGAATATTTTATATACAGACGCAAGTTCTTTATAATTGTTTATTCTTATTTTAGAAATTTTTTGAAAATCAAAATTTTCAGATATTTCTTTTACTAAATTATATCGTTGTCTTCGTAAAGTACTTTTATTTAATTTATTATGAGCTGATTTGCAACTTCTAATAAATTCTAATGTTTGCGCTTCTGTTTTAAATGATTCTTTTATCAATGAATTATATAGTTGTAACTCTTTTGAAAGTGCTGTATTTTTACCAAAATATTTTTTAATAATTTCTACAGTAACTGTTTTGTCTGAAGTTAAAGTTTCAGATGTGAGTTTTCTAACTAACATTTCAAAAAGAATAGCAGTATTTTTATACTTAGAATGTTTTAAATTTTTCATGTTAGTGCATGGTTCTTTTCATATAAATATGATGTTAATTATAAAATATTGTTTTCGTCCAATAATGACCCAGCATCATTTTGTTTTTCTTGTTTTTCAAATAATACTTTAGATCTATTTTTTTTAATTTTTTTGAGAATATCAGCGTTTTCTGTAGCTACTGTTTTTGATTTTGGAGCGTATTTATATCTTGGATCTGGTTGAAATGTTGTACTCATAGCTTGTCTTACTGTTTTTGCGCCAGTTGGATCCCATCCCATATGATTCTTATGCTGCCCATATTTAATTCCTTCTGGTGGTCTTCCTCCTTGATCTTTATCCATTACATCATCAGCGCTCATATGCATTGATGCTAAATCATGTGGAGTTCCATAAGAAACGCCTGTTAATGTAGGATCATTTCCTTCTTGTTCAATTTGAGCTTGTCTAAATCTTAATTTTAAATCTTCTACAATATTATTTCTTTCTTCTAACCATTCATCTTCTGACATATTAAATATGTATTCATAAACGTATTTATCTGAAACTAATTTTGAATCTTTCATTGCAACAGCCAATTGAATTTTTTCATTCATTAATGCAACTTTTTGTTGATCATATATAATTGACGGAGGTGTTAAAGATAATTCAAATCCAATTAAATCTTCTCCTTCATATCCTTGTGCATATAAATGTACTATAGCAATTTTAGATAATTCTGAAACAATAATTTTTTGAATACGTTCTATTGTTCTAGCAAATCTAATATCCATAGATGCTAATGTAGTTTTTCCTTCGACTCCTTCATCATATCCTAAAAATGGCTTTGGAACTTTTAAAGCAGCCATCATTTTATTTTTTACATATTCAATATCATCAATACCAGTAAACTCCATTCCTGGTAATGTATCGATAGTTGTTTGACTATTTCCACCTCTAACAGGTAAATAATAATCTTCTAACATATTATTTAAATTAAATTTTAAATTATAATTACCAGTATTTTTATCTACATATGGAATTTTTTTCATTTTATTGATAATTTGCTCCATAAATGTATCAACTTCATTTGGTGGAATATTACCTATATCTACTTTAAAAATTCTTTTTTCAGGTGCTCTCATAATCCTATGAATTAACATTGCATCTTCTAACATTGTTAATTTTTGAAATTCATGTCTTGCTCCTTCTAACATTGATCTACCATATGGTAAAAAATTTGAATCTGATAACATTCTAAAATGTGCAATTTCAAAAACATCATATTGCATATTTTCACTAACATCATGTCTAAACTTTATATCATATTCTCCTGATTCTGCATCAAATTCTTCCATTCTTTCAATTTCGTACGCAGATAATGGTCTAGCATTTATTATACCAATTTCATCTGATATATCTAATTTTAAAAAGAAATCTCCATACTTACAAATATTTCGCACCCATGGCCACATATTAAATTCAATATTTAAAACGTCATAGAATAAATTATATAATATTTTTTGTATATGTGTTTTATTTGTTTTTATAGTTAATATATCTCCAAATTGATCTTCTAATGTTGATTCATCTGAGTATATATCTAATGCTGAAGAAATAATAGGATCTTTATCCATCATTTCATAATCTGTATATAATTGTTTTCTGTTTTGTTGGGAATAATAATTTGAATCATAACCTCCATATGCAGATCCATATGAACCATAACCATGTCTATTTGATCCATGTAATCTAGAATATCTATCAGTAATTTTTGTTGCTGCTAAATTTCCTGTCGATTGTAATCGATTGGTATCTACTACACGTAGTTTTTCTTTTCCGTATTTTCTAACTACAACGTTAGTACGAAATAAATTTTGTAAACGTTTTCTTAATGACGCCATCTTTTTATCTTTAATTTATTATAAATATAACTAACTACAGAAGCCAGGTCAAATTTTCATTATCTTGACCGTTATTCCAATTCCATTCATCATTGTTATATCTTGTTTTATTAGTATAAACTATATTATCAGATTTTTGAAATTGAGATAATGCTCTTTTGTTTAATTCAATTCCTTGTTGCCTTAACTTTAAACTTGTATCACGCAACCATAATGCAATAGCAAAACTCATTACTAAATCATCATTATATCCTATTTGTGCTTGAGGTTTGCTATTTAACCAAACAAATACAAATAATTCTTGTATTAATCTTTTTGAATGTATAACAGGACTTTTTTCTCTCATATACATTTCTAATGCTGAAATCATTAATGGTCTTGTTCTTGACGTAGTTGAAACCCCTGGAACCATTTGTGATTTATCTTTTTGATCATATCCTTTTCTTAATTGTATTTCTAAATCAACATATCCATCATCTTTGTAAGTATAAAATAAGTTTTCATAGTTTCTATCTAACGCTGGTTGTATTGCTGCCCATCCTATATTTGCATTTTCAATAGCTAATAATGCATTGTTCCATTCTGTAGCTACAGTTACTAACATATTTCCAAAATCTTTAGGAGGTAATTTTCCTTTATATTCTGCTACTTGCTTTATTGATTGTACTTCTATTACATGAAATGCAGACCAATCTGCTCCATCTCCTCTCGCAACGTCAGCCACTACAATATAATTTTTTGAATAATCTGGATATTCCCATATCCAATAACCATTATCATATCCTCTTTTTTCAACTGGTTCTATACATTTAGATTCATATTCTTGTAAAATTAAACCATCTACTACTGTGTGTCCAGATGATATAAAATCACAATCACATTCTTGTGCTGCACCTCTTTCTCCTAGTAATTGTGTTTGTTGATCTCTCCAAGACTGATCACGTTCTGGATGCAATGTCCAATCTAATTTTATTGTTTGAAATCCATTAACTCCAGTTTCAGCATCTGCCCATGTTTGATGAAACCAGTTACCAATTCCATTAGGTGTTGATAAAACAATAGCTCCACCACCAGTAGATAATGTTGCTTGGGATGCCACCCATATTTCTTCAATATTTCTAATAAATGCAGCTTCATCAACTATTAATAATGACAATGCTTCAGAACGTGCTCCAGTAGAGGCACTAGATATTGCTTTAATTTCTGATCCGTTTGCAAATTTTAATGATAATTTGTTATTAGTAATTATATTTGTTTTTAACCAACTTGGTAAATTTTCATTCATTATTTGAACTTTACTTACTAAGTTTTTTGCTACATCTTGAGTAGTTGCAATAACTAATACATTGAAATCTTCATTGAATAACATTGACCATAAAGCATATCCTGCAGATAATGTTGATATACCTAATTGTCTAGACTTTAGAATAACATTATATCTATTATTCTGTAATGTTGTCAACGACTCTTCTTGAAATGGAAATAAATTAAATTTTATTTTTCCACGAATTGGATGTTGAATATAACAGAATTGGCGCATAAAATAAACAGGATCTTGCGCACATTTTGTATACTGCTCCTGTATTATTTTTTTTATATTTCCTTTATTACTCACTTAAGTACTTCAACGGCCATTTTTCCTGTTGCTATTGCAGTAATTATTCCAGATGTAAACCATATAACTTTATGATCATACCATTTTGGTTTTAAATACTTTTCACGCTGTATGTATAATTCAATATTACTATTTAATAATTCTATTTTTTTATTTGTATACATTAACTCTATAGAGTCTAACTTTGCAATTGTTTCTAATTCAGATATTAATGTTTCTTGTTGTGAAATTATTTCATTGTTAATTGAATCCAAATAATATAATGAATCCAATGTTTCTGAGATAGCTATAATTTCATCTTCAGTAAAATGTGTATCTGACTCTTGTCCCATTAGAAACATTGGCCATAATAATATTATAATAAAATATTTTTTCATTTCCTAATTTTCTTTCTAATATTTGCTTTTGCAGATTTAACCGATTTTTTTGGGGTTGCTTTTTTTGGTGCTGCTTTTTTTGCTTTTGTAGAAGCTATTTGTTTTTTAGTACTAGTAGCTTGTTTTTTTGCAACTATTTTTTGTTTTTTTATTTCTTCTAATTTTCCATCTAATTTATTAATATTAACATTATTATCGTCAATTTTCTTTTTTGCTTGTTCTGCTTTTTTATTATTAGATTTTTTTCCAAAAATAAATATTAATCCAAATATT